TCCCTGCAACATCTGGCCTTCTATCTGACTACCCAGGTGCTTCTGCTGCCTACTCTTTAAGAAACCTAGCGAACAATGTTACAATTGTTGTAAGAGTGAGGCGTTCAAGTGATAACACAGAACAAGACTTTTCAGCAACACAAATAACAGATGGGACATTAACTACGTTTACAGGCGCAAACGATGGATTTGTAACAACTTGGTATGACCAAAGCGGAAATAGTAATAATGCAGTACAAGCAACGGCTGCAAATCAGCCTAAATTAGTTTCAAGTGGGGTTGTTGAATTAGACAATGGAAAACCTTGTGTTGTTTGGGATAATGCAAACGATACAATGACAATAAATACATCTTATAATAGCAGTAATTTATTATCTATATTTTCCGTTTATAATAAAACTACACCTATAGGAGGTGGTGATTCTGTGTATTTAGTTATCGCAGATAATTCCATATCTGTTCCAGATGGAGTATTGGCTTGGAGGGATGCAAATAAAATTGGAACGTACAGAAGTGGCGGTTTTTCATTTGGCTCTATACTTTATAATTTGCAAGTAACTTCAAGTTTTATTTATACACTATCTCAAGTTGATTTTTATAACAACAATTTATTAGTGGGTTCTACAACAAACTCTAATGCAATATCAAATTTTGATTATACATCTATTCAAATAGGAAGAACGGGAGGAGGCAATGCTTTTAAAAATCAAGAATTAATAATATATCCGTCAGACCAGTCAGCAAACAGAAATGATATAGAAACTAATATTAATACAAATTACGTTATTTTTCCTGAAACTGGTTTATTAGCTGATTATCCAAATGCAAGTGTCGCATATAGTTTAAGAAATTTATCAAATATAACTACAAACGTAGTTAGAGTGAGACGGTCAAGTGATAATACAGAGCAAAATTTTACAAGTACTGAAATAACAGACGGTACACTAACAACATTTACAGGAACAAATGATGGGTTTGTTACAATTTGGTACGACCAAAGCCGCTACAGTAATGACGCAACTCAATCAACTGCAAGTGAACAACCTAAATTAGTTACAAATGGTGTTGTAGAATTAGATAATGGAAAACCTTGTTTAAGATATGATACAACAGGAAATGACAGTTTTAACCTTACAACACGATTAACAAATGCAAGGTCTACATTTAGTGTTGTTAATTTTGTATATAATTCTGGAGACTTAACACAATATTTATTTGGTGATAATTCTTCATTTGATTATGTTAGTGGAAACAATACACTTTTAAGTTCAGAGTTTGCAGCAAGTTTTGTTAAGCTAGGTGATAATAAAGTTAATAATATCTCTAGTGATTTTACTACAACCGCAAGGCCTCTTGTGCAGTCTTTAGTAAGTATGATACATACAAGTTCAACGGGTGAAATTAGTAGAATATCAAAAGATAGAAGCGAGGTGCCTTCTAGGAGTTTACAAGGAAAATTACAAGAAATTATAATATATTCAACAGACCAAAGTTCAAATAGAACTGGAATAGAAGCAAATATTAATAACGAATATGATATTTATGAGGCTCAGGGTTTATTAGCTGACTATCCAGATGCAAGTGCTGCCTACTCTTTAAGAAACCTTATTGATACAACCACAAATGTTGTAAGAGTGAGACGTTCTTCAGATAACGCAGAACAAGATTTTACAGCAACACAAATAACAGACGGTACATTAACCTCCTTTACAGGTGCTAATGATGGATATGTTACTATATGGTATGACCAAAGTGGTAATAGTAATAACGCCTCACAAACAGCCGCAGCAAATCAACCTAAACTTGTGTCAAGTGGTGTTGTTGAATTAGATAATGGAAAACCATGTCTAAATTATGATAACACAGGAAATGATAATTTTGATCTTGCAACAACCTTAACAGATGTGCGTTCTGTATTTCAAGTTTGGAACGCTGAGCAAAATTTCGGAGCAAATACCCAGTTTATACTTGGAAGCAACAATAGATATGATTATCACTCTGGCTCTGGTGCTGCTAATTTCATCCTAAGTTCCAGTGCTAGTGGTTTTGTTAAAGGCGGAGCTAATTATATTAACTCCGTTGCTAAAAACTTTCTAGAATTTCCTAAGCCTTTAACGCAGTGTCTTGTATCAATGATAAGTTTGCAATCTGATGGCCGAGTTAATCAATTAACGAAGGATAGAACGATTAGCGGAAGGAGTTGGAGAGGCAAAATGACGGAAATAATTTTATATAATATTGACCAAACATCAAATAGGGTTGCAATAGACGCTAATATTATGTCTTATTACGAAGACCTTGGTAGTGTATCGTTTGGAGAAGCCGTGGAGAATAGCAACCTAACATTAATAGCCCCACTCGGAAAAGTTTTTGCAACCGTGGAGTTTGCTAGTTATGGGAATCCTAGTGGTACAAATGGAAATTATACAATAGGATCTTGTAACGCGTCTTCATCACAAACAATTGTTGAGGGCTATTTATTAGGAAATACTGGGGAAATAACAATACCTGCAACAAATGCCGTATTTGGTGACCCTTGCTCTGGGACTGCTAAAAAACTTGCGGTAAAAGTAACATTTAATTAACGTATTTAATATAACTTACTAATGACACAAGAAATAACAGGGTATAAATACCTAACAGAACAAGAAGCAATTGATGCTCGTAAAGAGTGTGCAGACCACTACGGTTTACCAAAAACACCAGAGGATACAACTCTATACTGGGTAGACTACAATACAGCAGAAGATGATATGCCTATATTTTGGTATATTATATTTGATGATAGCATTGAAATGATATTAGGAACACCAACAACATTTGATGTTACATTTCTAGAAGAACCAATAGAAGAATAGTATAAAAACAAAAAATATGTCAGGATTAAAAAGTTTAAAAAACACGAAAATATGTTACCCAAAAAACGAAACATGGTTTATATGTTGGGATGACACAAGAGAAAACATAATGGCTTACGGATCTATTCTTCCTACGCAATGTATGGAGACTAAGTGGACAGAAGTAGATTATTATGATAATGAAGCTGAGTGGGCTGCTATTCTTTTAGAGAATGGTATTAATCCATTTCCAGATGAAGAAGAAGAAGAGTAATTATTAATTAAACCAACAACTACATAATGAAAGACTTAAGATTTATTCAGGCATGTCCTGACGATACTTACTATACATGGCAAGTTCACTTGTGGCTTGAGAGCCTTAGAGATTTAGGACATAGTGATAAAGCAATATCATTGATCTATATCCCAAAAGGAAGAAATAGAAATAGTAAATGGGATCAGGTAATTGAACTATATCCAGAAGCAGAGTTTAACTTCTTTAAAGATGAAGAAGGAGAGTTAAATGATATGCTTAGAGTTTATATACCTGTATTAAGACCTTATGTCTTGTGGAAGTACTTTAAAGACAATCCTGAGATGCGTAGTAAAGCAATATTTTACTGTGATTCAGATATATTGTTTATGAAGGATTTCAATATAGATGAGTTTTTAGAAGATGATGTTTGTTATCTATCAGATACAAATAGTTATATCAGTTCTAAATACTTTGACAGTAAAGTTAATGATGTTCTTCCTGAGAAATTAGAAGAATACAAACATAGAGATATACTAGCAGAGATTGCTAGTGTGATAGGCATAAGCAGAGAAGTAGCTGAAGCTAACGCTGAACACTCTGGTGGAGCTCAATATTTATTAAAGAACGTAGATAGTTCATTTTGGAGCAAAGTTATGAATGACTCTGTTTTAATTAGAACATATCTACAGAAAGTAAATAGAGAGTTTTTTGCAGATGAAAATAAAGGATTTCAAAGCTGGTGTGCAGACATGTGGGCTGTGCTTTGGAACTTATGGATGAGAGAACAAGAAACAAAGGTAGTTCCTGAACTAAACTTTGCTTGGGCATCAGATCCTATAGTTAAATTAAAAACCACCACCATACTACATAATGCAGGTATTGTCTCAAATGATATGGGACATCCTTGTTTTTACAAAGGTAACTATCACACTGGTGGAGATCCTACTAGAGATAAACATCTAGAAACTGTAATAAACAATGAAAGCTCTAAAAAGTTTTGTACTTGGCATTATGCAAATGAATTAAAAAAATTGTCAAAAAAGTATAAATTAAAATATTAATAATAAGAATATGAGCACAAATAGAAATCAGAAAGCATATATTAGAATCGATGGTTCTGGTAGAGATGTTGCAGGAAGTTTAATTCTACGTAACAAGAAGCCTGGAAACGGTAAGTGGAGAGAAATATTAGCATATGAATGCTGTAATTTTGATCCAACACCAACTACCACTACTACATCAACATCTGGTACACCAACCACTACCACTACCACAAGTATTATACCTCTTAATGTAGGTACATTTTATCAAGGGGGTATAATAGCTTCGACTAGTATTATAGATAATCAGATGATGATTGTAAGTCTTGAATATTTAGGAAACTTGCTTTGGTATAATGGTACTAGTATCATTACAGGAGCAACAGCGACAGGCTTAAAAACTGGTTCAGCTAATACAGACACTATTATAAGTGTTCAAGGAGCTGGTACATATGCAGCAACTAAAACTAGGGATAATATTTTACCTTGGGGACTACCTTCAAAAGATGAACTAAATCAGGTATATGTTAACCGTACTGTTATTAATACAGGTATAGCTAATAGTGGTGGTGATCAAATTGATGTTAATATTAGCTACTGGAGTTCTACGGAGAACGATCTATTACGCTCGTGGGAGCAGAGTTTCAACAATGGTGGTCAGTACCTCGGTAGTAAGAACGCTCCAAACAATGTGCGTGCTGTTCGATGGGTAAACATTTAATAAAAATATAGATATAATATGAGAGCTTTTGTAAGATATGACAACAAAGGAATTATTGTTCCTACAAGTTTTGTTATGAAAAAGACCGTACCTAAGGTGGGTCAATGGAAGGAAATTAGTACAAGTAAATCTGTATCAGGATCTCCTGCAGAAAGTTCTCAGAAAAATCTAAGGGCTTTTGTTAGGTATAATGGAAAGAATAAAGTTGTTGCAGGAAGTATAGTGTTAAGAGGACAAGTTCCCACAGGTAACTGGTCAGAGCTTACTTATGATTTATCTAGACCTCTAGTACCTGAACCAACTACCACTACCACTACCACCACTACTTTAATTTTAGATTCTTTTATACTAGAAATGACATTTCAAGCTTCCACATTAATAACTATACCTCTGGGTGGACCTAATTTTAGTGGTTATGATTTTAATTGTGATTGGGGAGATGGAACAAGTACTGGTCAATTAGTTAATTCTAATGGTAATCTGCTAGAACCTCAAATGACACATACGTATCAACCTGGTGTTTACGACCTTACTATAACAGGTAAGTTTCCATATTTATATTTGTGGGGAAATAGCAGTGCAAGAAGTGCTGTTAGCGATATAAAAAATTGGGGAACAACCCAATGGGAATCTTTTGCTGAATCTTTTGCAGGATGTTTTAGATTAAAAAACATTACTTCTACTGACATTCCTGATCTTTCTAGACTTAGACTTAGTTTAGGGTACAGTACTAGTAAACAATTCTTTAAAACATTTCGTCAATGTTACCTTTTAGAAAATCTTGATTTTATGGCAAATTGGGATATGAACGGAGTTGAATTATTTGAAGGAACATTTGATAACTCTAATCAAGCAATGATAGATTATAGTGCTATAGCTACTTGGGATATGTCTACTGTTACTATGATAAAAGGGATATTTTCTCAAACCTCCTCTTCAGGATTTGGTTCTAGTAAATTTAATGATGCAGCTGCAGTACATGTTGCAAACTGGGATGTTTCAAGTGTAACAGATATGGAGCGTGCGTTTTATAATTCTGAGTTTTTAACAACATTTCCTGGATCTAATTGGAATGTAAATAACGTTACTACTATGCGTGAAATGTTTTGGAACACAAATACTTTATCTGACATTGAAGGTCTTGAAAATTGGGATATTTCAAATGTTTCAGACTTCTTTAGGTTTATGAATAGTTCTAATACAGGATTACTTACAGCTCTTTACGATAATGTTCTAATTAATTGGTCTCAATTAAATGTTCAATCTATTGTAAATATAGATTTTGGTAATTCTAAATATACTTCAGGTGGGTTAGCAGAAGCTTCAAGACAATCTTTAATAACAAATAAATCTTGGACAATAACAGATGGGGGCGCAGTGTAGCACCTCCAACAACAACAACTATTTAAATAATAAACTATGAAATTAAAAGATTTAATAAAAACAACAGAAGGAGCTGTAGTGCTACTAGGACTATTCTTAACCGTAACAGGTGGAAAGTTCTGGGCAATTGCAACAGCTATAGCTTATGTACTAATCAATGTACCATCTTTATTTGCAAAGATTAAAGATGTATACTTAAATATAAAAAACAATGTCAAGAAAAAGTAGAGATCAGAGAGGGCAATTTAGAACCATGGTTAGATACGATGGTAGGGGAAGAATTATTCCTGGTGGGAATATATTAAAGAAAGGACAAAAACCTCAAGAAGGTAGATGGCAAGCTAAAGAAGCTTATGAATGTTGTACAGCTCCAGCTCCATCAGATGCTTTAATAGATGCTAGAATTCTTGCACCTAAAGCTTGGCGAAGTAGTCATCCAGGTCCTGATGAAAGATGGATACTTACTCTTGAAGGTCGTAACGAAGAATGGGCTGGAACATTAATAGAGCAAAAAGAAGATGGTGTTGGAGGATTTATTGAATTAGGTAGATCTTTATATAAAATAATTCCTGACGAAACTATTTTTATAGTTACCCTTGCTAATTCAATTAACAGTGATGTAATTGGTGAAACCACAACGGAGTTTAAATATGAGCTTTCAGGCTTTGATGGAACTATGGGAGTTTCTACTGATGATACATTTGTCTATCTTTACGTAGAGATATTATAACTAATAAATGGAAATACAAAGAAAGTTCTTTCCTAAGTTAATGAAAGATAACGATGAAACATATTTTGCTCACTTAGAGGGCATTATATGTTCTGTCGATGAACATTCTAGTATGATGATCACAAAGCAACAAGACTCTTATCACTTTAGAATAGCAACAAGTCTTCCTAAGTATAATAACATGCTCATAGAGCAATTAATTAATTTTCACAATGTTTTTAAAATGAAGTTAATATTCTCTAAGAGTATGAAGACATCAGGAACAATAGCATTTAAAATAGAAATGTAATGGCAAAAGCAAAAAAGAAAAAAGGATCTAGTTGTTGGAAAGGTTATACAGCTGTGGGTAAAAAGAAATCACCTAGTGGTAAGAAAACTAAAAGTGGTAGAAGTAAGATGGTAAATAATTGTAGAAAAAAATAATATGATATATTGGTTTACAGGGCAACCTGCACATGGAAAGACAGTTTTAGCAAACATGTTAAAAGAAGAGCTTCCAAATGCATTTAGGATAGATGGAGACGAGATGAGAGAACTATTTACTAACAAAGACTACTCTATTAATGGTAGGGTGACTAATGTTGGTACAGCACAAAAAATAGCTCACTATCTTAATAATCAAGGACATGATGTTATTGTTTCGTTAGTAGCACCTTACGTTGATCAGAGAGAAGACTTTAAAAAGTTGATGGGTGATCAGATGATTGAATTTTACGTACACACATCTCAAGTTAGAGAGAGGGATCATTTTAAAGCTATTGCTTATACAGCTCCTACAACTGAACACTTTGATGTAGACACTACATACGATACACCTACAGAATCTTTTAATAAAATTAAAAAGTATATAGATGGGATATAAAGCTAAAGCAGAAAAAGAAAGCTCAAGTACTGAAGTTAAATACTCAATGTTTGTAGGTAGATGGCAACCTTTACACAAAGGTCATCTATGGTTAATTAATGAACGCCTAAAAGAAGGTAAGAAAGTTTGGTTAGCAATTAGAGATGTTGAACCAGATGAAAAGAACCCATGGACAGCAGAAGAAATTCTAGATATGATTCATGAGGGTGAATTAAAAGAATTAATATTAGAAGGTAAGGTTGTAGCTTCAATCATCCCAGATATTGAATCCATTAATTATGGAAGAGGAGTGGGGTATGATGTTATAGAACACCAACCACCTAAAGAGATTGGAGATATATCTGCAACGTCTATTAGGAAACAAATGAAAAAAGATGGTAAGTTATAAAAGACACTTATTTAAAACTATTTCTTGGAGAGCTGTAGGAACCTTAGATACAATAATTCTATCAGGTATAATTACAGGGTCTTGGGAAACAGGTTTAGCTATTGGTGGTGTAGAAGTTTTTACAAAGATGATACTTTATTACTTACATGAAAGAGTTTGGTATAAATTTATAAAGTTTGGACTATGGTCAAAAGAAAAGCTAGAAGAAGGTGGAAATGTTAAAACCAAAAAGTTATGAATATAGAAATTAAAGAAAGTAAAAAGAAAGATCACTACCATTTAACAGTTAACAATATGTATCTAGGAGAACTTGAACGTTCAGATCTTAGACACTTAATTGAAACAATAGATAATAAAATTTAAGTAATGAGTATAAAGTCAGCAGGGCCTCAACTAAATCAGACACGGGATGATTTTAATAAGAGGGTGGGAAAAAAAAGTATATTAGGTAATACTAAAAAAGTAATCTGGAATTCTAGAAGAAGACATTCCAACATTTAATAATTCCCAAATAATAAAGTTATGATGCGTAAAAAAGCAAAAGTAAAAAAGGCACAAGGTGGTGCCATAGCAAGGAAAATGATAAAAGCGTTAACTAAAACGAAGAAGGTAGTAAAAAAAGTTCCTATAAAAAAAAGTACTATAAATGACTTTTTAAAAGAACCACCAAAAAAGAAAAAACCTAAAGCTACATATGGTAAAACTATGAAAGCTAGAACTGGATTAAAAACTCCTACTAATAATGGAATGAGAGCTTTACCTAAAGCTGTTCGTAACAAAATAGGTTTTGCTCAGAAAGGTAAGACTGTAAAGAAAGCTGGATACGGTACTAAAGCTAAGAAAGCTAAAATGGGATGTAGTACTAAAAGAAAGAAAAAATAGGTATATTTGATGAAATGAAAACCAACCTATTTATAATTGGAGGACAAAGATGTGGCACCACATGGTTAACTAACCAGCTAGATCTCTGTCCTTCAGTTAATTTATTGAAGCCTGTAGCTCCTGAAACTAAATATTTCTTAAATGATGAAGTTAGTCATAAAGAATATATTAGTCTTTTTGATAATAGCTCTGGAAACATACTCTTAGAGAAAGCTACAACATATATAGAGAGGCCTGATGCTGCTCTAAAGATTAAATCATTATATCCTGACGCTAAGTTAATAATATGTCTTAGGGATCCTGTAGAGAGAGCATTGTCTAATTACTTCTTCTCATACAACAATGGTTTAGAAACTAGAACGCCAGAAGAAGTGTTTTTAAATAATATTCCTGAACCAAAAATAGACTTGTCTAAGTTTTCAACTAATCCTTTTAACTATTTAGAGAGAGGGCTATACTCATATTATATATCAGAGTATTTAAAAGTGTTTCCTATAGAACAAATAATGATCACCTTTATAGAAGACTTTACAAGCGTTCCAGAAAGATTTTATGAAATAATTAGTTGGGTAAAAGCTTATCATTACCCAAAATTAATACCTGTTGTAAAAACTTCTAATAGAAAAAAAGTAAGCCCTGATGTAGTTTCTTACCTAGAAAATTACTACATCAAGGATACTAATAAGTTAATAAAAGATTTTGATCTAGATCCGCCTTATGCCAATCAATAAACATAGTCCTTATAACATTGTAAGAATGTTTGAAGAAGAGATGGCTCATTATACAGGAGCTAAATATGCTGTTTCTGTTGACAGTTGTACCAATGCATTGTTTTTATGTTGTAAGTATCTAGAAGTGAAGAATGTAACTATACCTAGTAAGACCTACTTGTCTGTACCAATGAGTATTATACACTCAGGAGGAGATGTTATATTTGATACTAGCCCTACAGTTAATCACTGGAAAGGAATTTACCAGTTAAAACCCTACCCTATATATGACTCAGCTAAAAGACTTACTAAAGATATGTATATCGATGGCTCTTTTATGTGTCTTTCTTTTCATATTAAGAAACACTTACCTATTGGAAAAGGTGGTATGATACTCACTGATAGTCTTGAAGCAGTAGAGTGGTTTAAGAAAGCTAGGTACGAAGGAAGAAGTGAAAAGTATTACAAAGAAGATAACATTGAAACTCTTGGTTGGAACATGTATATGACACCTCAACAAGCAGCTGAAGGATTATGTCTACTACAGAGTTATTCTGTACACAATGAAGACTTTTATGAAGTTAACGGTTATAGAGATCTTACAGAGTTTAAAGTATTTGAAAATCAAAAAACAATATGCTCCACATAGTAACAGCTTTATATAGACCAAAGTTATTAAAGAAGATGTATGAAAGTTTACCTGATGCACAAGATATAACTTGGCACATTGGTATATCTATAGAGGCTGAAGATAGTGCTTCATACATTCCCAACGATATAAGAGTTCACCCATATATAATAAACTGTAAGGACAAGGAATCTTGGACTAAAAGACAGGTTTGTTTAGAACATGTAACTAACGGATATTATTGTTTTCTCGATGATGATACAACTTTTCACGACCAACTGTATCAAGAGTATAAATTACTCAGGTCTTCAAAGTATAAAGGGATGGTTATTGGTGAACAAGTAAAGAAAGATGGGACCAAAAGACTTAAAGCTAACGTTCCTATGTTCTGTCAAATTGATATAGGTAATGTTATATGTCATCATTCTGCTAATAAGCATGTAAAGTTTCCCAGTGTATTAAAGAGTACACCTTCGGCCAGAGATTATGAATATTGGAGAGATGTGTATGAGTTTTATAATAATGAAGCTTTATTAATAAAAAAATCTATTTCAGTTTATAATAACTTAAGATAAACTATGAAAGTATTTTGTATAGGCTTTAATAAAACAGGAACTACATCATTAACAGAAACTCTTGAAAGACATCGTTATAAATTAGCCCCTCAAGACAAAGGTGAAAAATTAGTTTCAGATTGGGCAAAAGGTGATTTTACTAACATTATTGATCTTTGCAAAAAACATGAGGCATTTCAAGACAGACCCTTTTCTATGCCTGGAACATATAAACATTTAGATAAGGCTTTTCCTAACTCTAAGTTTATATTAAGTATAAGAGATACTCCTGATAAATGGTATGATTCATTTCTTAGGTTTCAAATTAAAATCTTTGGTGGAGAACCATCACCTGATGCTTCTATACTAAAAAGATCTGGACATTGTTATAGAGGGTGGATGTATCATGTAATGAAGAGTTTATTTAATACACTAGATGACGATTTGTACAATAAAGAAAGATTAGTTAGTGTTTACTCAAAACACAATGAAGAAGTTATAGAATATTTTAAAGATAGACCAGATGATCTACTTGTTATAAATCTAAAAGATGAAGATTCATACAAAAGATTTTGTAAGTTTCTTGACCAACGTGAAATACTTAAAAAGTTTTACCATCTTAATAAGGCTACTTAATGTGGTCTTTTAACATTTTAGCATAGTCTTTATTCCACTTAGGCTCTAAATGTATATCACCTGTAGGAATCTTACCTTTCTTACGTTGGTTCTCTATATGTTCACAATGTCTTTCTATAATGTTTCTTTTACCAGGTTTATCTGTTCCTTGACCAGATTGATGATAACCTCTGCCTCCCCACATATAAAACCATGCAGCTTTCTCTTTAGGCATAGTAACATCTATTCTACCTCCTAACTTATGTATTTTATTAGTAAGAGTCATATCTCCTCCTGCATTCTCTAGAGGGCTCTTGCCTATTTGTTCCCAAACTTTTTTACTGTATACAATCCCTGAGTTTCCTACACCTGTAATTTTAGTTATTTTAGGTTCATTATAAAATACTGCAGTGTTCCAGTGTATAATGTTAGTGTCTTCTTTCCAATGATCTGCTACGTTCTGAAGATGGTTACTAAGTGCAACATCATCATCGTCCCAAACAGCTATAAGTTCTCCTTTACAAAGCTCAATAGCATAGTTCTCTTTCTCTCCTATTAGTGGAAAGGTTTCATCAAGGTTATAAATAGTAACTTGTGGATGGTCAAAGATAAGTTTCTGCTTAGGATAGTCATTAACTATAACAAGTTCACACTTATCTGCTGGATAGTCTTGTATAAGAAAACTATGTAGGGCCTCCACTAATGTGTTGACCCTTCCATAGGTAATCATTTTACATGATATGAATGGTAATTCTTTCATTACCAAACATGTATAACATCAAATGGTGATATTAGTAATACATCTTTGTCATCAGACAAAGGAATAAGTAATGCATCAGTAAGTTTAGCTGGATTAACAAGTACAATGTCTCCAGGCTTTACCATACTAACTGAATCTCCTACATCAAATATTTCAAGTCTTGACATCTTCTTCAGCATTTCTTTCTGTAACGCTTCTTTAGTATTTTCGTCTACTATTATCTTACTTTCTTCTTTCTTAGGAACATTAACATATATTCTGTTTCCTAATAGTTTTTCGTATCCTTTTTTCATCTTACTCAAATTTAGTAATTGATTCAAATCTTTTAATGTCTTCACCTTGTAAGTAAACTTCTGTTTGAAACACTTCACTCACTTTCTTCATACCAATCATTTTATTTGTTTTGGTATTGATATTAGGTACTTCTTTAACACGCTCATGGATATCATCTAACAGAACAACTAAGTTCTCGTCATCCATTCTAACAGATCTAATAATCTTAGTTATGTTGAGGCTGTCTGTAAACTCTTTAAACTCTACAGGGTCTGTATCTTGTATTGGTTCTCTTCTTGTGTAAAAAAATTGGTTTTTCATAATAAATGTTTAATTGTTAATTGTTCTCTTTTTTTATTAATTATTTCATACTTATATATATCAGATTCTACATTTGCATGTTCGTCAATAGTCAAAAGTATGATATTTTCCTTATTCATTCTAAGATGTGGGTACTTATTTTTAGGAAGTATGTGATGGAAGAACGCACTTGATGGCTCTTTTCCTAAATAATCACCACTAATTTCAGACTTATGAGGTCTTTCTTTCCATATTTTAGTAAAGAATAAATGGTTTTCATTGGGTTTATCAACCCTAGCTGTTGGTTTTGCAGCTAGAGTTGACTTTTTCAAACCCTTGGATTTCTTAGATAGTGGTTTCTTAGGTTTATGTTTAAAGCACATTTCAGATTCTGACTTAGCTCCACATTTTTTACACATCATGGCTTATCAAATAATTCATTTTCACCAGGTGTTCCTGCATAACGTATAGTTTCATCTGGTAAATGTGCTATAACTTCTGCTGGTGCTGTTTCTACAACTTCTTCTTCTATGCCTTTTATAGCATTAATTATCTTAAGTTTTAACTTTTCAAAGAAATCAACATCTTCTAAAATATCTTGTTTAAATTCTTCTAGGTTATACTTAACATCATCATAAGTATATGTTTTACCATATTTTCTACCTAGTTCATAATCATGTAAAAGTTGTAAGGTTTCACTAACTCTATCAATACCAACACCATAGATTATTTCAAACTCTGATTTTTGATAAGGGGGGCTCATTTTGTTCTTAGTAGCTTTCACTTTAGTAAGATTACCAATAACTTCTTGACCATCCTTCATTAATGATCTAGCCACTTCTATTCTTACATCAGAATAAAACTTAAGAGCATGACCACCTTGTGTAGTTGTAGGGTTACCAAACATAACGCCAATCTTTTCTCTATACTGAGAAATAACTATTACACATGTATTTGTGTTATGGGCTATACTTTTAATCTTTGGATATGCACTACTGTTTAGTCTTGCTTTCTTACCTATTGCATGATCTCCTACTTCACCATCTAATACTGACTTAGGAATTAAAGATGAATCTGAATCTATTATAATAAGGTCTACATCACCTGTTTGCATTAATTCTACTGCAATGTTAAAACCTTCTTCACCACAAGATGGCTGAGATATAAGCATTTTAGTTGTGTCAACTCCTAATGCTTCAAAATAGTTCTTATCTACAGCGTGCTCACCATCTATAAATACCACTTTACCACCTTGAGACTGACAACTAGCTACAGCGTGTCCACATATAGTAGATTTACCTGTACCTTCCCATCCCATAAGTTCATACATCTTTCCTCTTACAAAGCCTCCAACTCCTAGAGTTCTGTAATCAAAACCAATACTTCCAGTAGAGAATACATCATAATCTCCTGTAGTTTTACTGTCTAACGCAAGTACAGTTCCCACACCGTATTGCTTGTTTAATTTTTCTAACGCCTGTTCAAAAGTGTTAGGGGCATCTTGTTTTTTTGCCATTATTTAATTGTTTAATTGTTTAATTGTTAATTCAAATATACGAAATATAGATAACATTATTCTGTTTATGTAATGCAAAAAGCCTTAAGATTTCTCTCAAGGCTTTTACAACAATTAAAAACAGAAGTATTAAAATTCAAATTATAACAAGAACTTCAAAGTTATAAAATAAATCTTAATACTAACGTTATTTTTTATTTTTCTTTTGGATAAGCTTTTCTCATCTTTTCTCTCCAGTACTCTGTAGTACGTTTCTGAACATATGAAAAAGTTAGACCTGTTTCTTTAACTATCTCTGTATCAGTCTTTCCCTGATTTGTTAGTTTTAATACTAACTTCGTCTTTTCCTCTGTTATCTTCGTTCCTTTTGGCATTTTCTAATAAGTTTTCTAGTTCAACAATACCTATTGATAAAGCATGTTTTTCACAATCAATTCTAGAAGAATATGAAAGAGCATCTTTGTCTGGATGATAGTTAGAGTGCCAAGTGTTATGATCTTTATCATAATGTATAGTTATAATAATTTCATGACTATCTAGTAAGTCAAAACATGCTCTAGGATTAATGTCAACTATGGAGTGCACCTGGTCATCAGATACACCTTTAGCTAACATGTACTCTTTAAACGCTTCATCTTTGTCAAAGTCTTTAAAACTTTCTGTAAGTTTATCAAACATCCATTCATGCAACTCTTTTGCAACCTTAGGATTTTGCTGTAATAATTTTTCTGCTTTCATTTAATACTTTTTTAGTTAATGTTTCGTTTTTTATGTTAAATTCTGACCACACTTCATATTCATCTTTCCAAGAACTTGATGATCCTATTTTTTCTTGCCAATATTCTAGTAAGTCATTAGTCTTATTGAATACTCTGTATTGCAAAGATAGTTCATCTCTATGTAAACCATTCTTTTTCAGTTTAATAACTTTAGGAAATAGCTTTTGGAACTGTTCAGATGTTTTAGAATATTTACCTTCTTTAACTATCTTAAAGTCTTTCTCAAACTTTTTATCAAGTTTATAAACAACAACAACAAACCCTCCTTCATAGTCATAATCTTCTATAATCTGTTTTGTTCTTTCATATTCACCATCTAAAAAATCTTTAAACATGTCAAGATCATTGGGCTTAAATAACACATAGATACAATCTTTATACTCAGAATCTGATAACTCATCTTTTATATAAGCATTTATAAAACCATTATTTCTTAAACTGTCTTTAGGAGTTTTTAATGTTGGTGCCATAAATATAGTAGTACAGTTGTTTATTCTTTTCATTGATTTCTACTTTTTAGTTCTTCTAGAGTGTACAACTTTAATACACCATAGTTCATTCTTATTTGTTTTTTACTCTCTTCAAAGTTTCCTTTGTTAGACTTTAAATAGGCAGTCATTATCGCTTTAATAAATTGATAATCTGTCATATCTAAATTCATGTTCTTGTTACACCAGCCTTTACCTACACCAAATGCACCAGGAATAGCGTCACCACTATCACCTATTACTACTTGGGAGGCTATAGCTAATCTACTTTGCTTTAGAGATATAGACTTAAATTCTCCTATAATATCTTTATGACTTCTGTAATTATAGAAAGGTATATCAGGACAATTATAGAATACATCTTTATCCATAGCTGCTACGACACACTTACCCTCACTTACTACTGTAGCATCATACACATAGTCATCAGCTTCTGCTCCTACAGATGGTATAGCGTTAAGCTCTTCTAACATATAGTCTGCAATGATTGGAATCAATGCATTCTTTTCCTTTCTGTTAGATTTATACCCAGGTAATATGTCATATCTAAAGTTGTTACCTCCTCCAATAAATATAAAAGTGTTTTTTATATTATACCACTCTTCTACATTATTTTGAATTTCTTGCAACTTAGTTCTAGTTCTATACTTAGCCTCTTCTATTCTGTCTTCCTCTGTTGGGAAATCTAGTACAGAGTCTTCAGGAAAGTAACTAGAAAAATACATTATACTGTCTGCATCTACAATTAGCACTCTCTCTGTCTCATCATAGCTGCTGGGAAGATTTTTCACTTCCCTAACAACTATTACAGGTTCTTCATTAAAGTTTTTCTTTACCTGTCCCTGTATCATCTTTCTTTTATTTGTTCTAACATTTCTAAATATGCTATCTCTCTATTTAGATACTCGAGAGCTTTTTTCAAGTCAACTAATTCGTTATCTTTTTTACCAGCTCTAGTAATATATTTAATTACATTACCACGAGTGAAACTTAGATTATATAACTGACAAAAGTCTATTACATCTCCAGAATCATCTGGTAAATTAGTCTTGTAGTGATCTGGTTCTAGTATTTTTTTTAAATCTTGTTTTTTCATTTGATTTTGTTTTTATTTAAACTTTTTTTAACTGAGTAGCCATTGTTTCGTAAAAGGTTAATAGCTTTTTGTAGTTCTCTCTGCTTGACTCTGTAGTGTTCAAAAATTGGATTGCTTATTGCCATGTTGGTTATTTTTATTTATTAATTAATATGCTAAGCATCCTTTAATTTCCCATCTACCATCTTTTTCTTTAGATGATTTCTTGTAATTAATTTCTGCTACCTTGTTTGGTTGTTTTGTTATTCTTTTATTTATTGTTACAGTTAATTCCCAATCAGGGTTCTTCTCAACGAGCTCTCTTGCTTTCTTAATAGCGTCTCCTTGTTTCAGTTCTGAAACTACAACATTGCCCCATTCAGGATGAGTAACTTCATACTTCGTAACCCACTTTCTAGTTCCGTTTGCAGGAAAGTTAGTTACAGTGGTTTTGGTTTTCATATCATTTCCTATTGGCTTTTGAGTACAAAGTACCCAAGCTGGTTCATGTTTAGATGGCTCATCATCACCATAGAATTTACTTCTAGATACTTCTACCACACCTTGTGCATTGTGCCAACTTCCATTATAATAATCATTACCAAGTTCTTCTCTATCTGAATCTTGCAACTTTTTAAATGCAGTTTTTAAATCTCTTCCTGTAATTGTGTCTTCTTTAGTTATTGCTCCCATGTTTATTTTGGTTTTTTTAATTTACGTTCTAATTGTGTTTTTTCGTTGTGGCATGTTGTACAAAGTGTTTGTAGGTTATCCACCTCACAAAACAATCTGTCTACAAAAGCAGGAAGGTCTTTTGAACAGTTAAGACTACCAGCAGGTTTTATATGATCAATGTTCACTTCATCGCTTTTAAACCAATCAGTACATTTTTTACATTGATATTCCCACTTCTGTCTTTTGTTCTTTCCTTTGTATGCTCTTCTAGATTCTTGCTTACATTGTGCTACAGGTTTCCACCATCTACTCTTTTGCCTAAGAGCACTTCTTATCATTGACCAGAATGCTGCTTCTGTCATTGTTTCAGCATTTCTAGTTCTAGGTACTCTTGGTTTTTTTACTTTCTTTGCCATAATTTTAAATTAAAGGGTTGTAACAAATTTAATTAAAATATTACAACCCTTAATTAATTTAATCTAACTCTACTATTCTATCCTCTATCTCATTTTTCATTTGATCTAGATTCATAATCACCTCACGTATGTCTGAGCTTGATATACTTGGTAGATTAAACTCATACTTAGATGATTCAACTGCATATCCTTCTGCTACTTTAGACTCAATGTCTGAAAGATCACGGATTGCATACTCCTCGTCTAGTTCTAAAGTATCAAACTGACCATCATGAAGAATAGTTGTAGCCTCTTCTCTTGGTACAGTCATAATTGGTAAGTACTCATAGCATCTACCTTTATGTGTACCAATACCAACCACTTTCATAGGGTTGATAAGAACAAGAACAGATTGATCACCACATCCTACATAGTGTATTTGGTCTGAAGTAAAATGTAAACCAGCTGCAGCACAATCTTGTGTTGACCAGTTACAATCTTCTTTTGGCATATTAACCACTTTACCTACACGAATATCAAATGTCTTTGTCCAATCATCTGTAAAACGATTTTCTTTTCTATTTGGTAAGTCTAGATACAGATCTGTAAGACCTCCTATTTCTTTACCATGATCTACTTTGTATGTAATCTCCTCTTCATAAGCCTCACACTCCACATAGTCTTCTTCTTCATCACACCACTCTTCATACATTGTTCTAGTTTCTAACTTATAAAGCTTTTCTTCATGAACAACTTTATATTCATTATTCTCTAGAAACACAGTATAGACATCAGGACTCTTCTTCCATACAGCTTTTACTTTGTTATATGCATTAGAAATAAAGTGTACAAGTTCTGGGCTACCATGTAACGTTACTACATTACGTAGAGCTACAAAGAACCCTTGCTTAGTAATACGAAAACTATTCTCATCTAAGAATCTGTATAGCTCATTACTTACTTCAGCTCTTGGATTAAGACAGCACCACATAAAGAATCTCTTAAGTGATAAATACTCGTCATCTTCAGACAAGTCTTCTGCTCTATCTGCTACTTCTATAAGCTTTTCTACTAATAGTTGAGGAACAGATCTAGAAATACCTTTAAAGTAGACAACATTATCTTCTACAGTAAATTCTCCACTGTCTTCTAATAATTGAATACCTTTTAATAAAGCTTTTGCTTTAGCTATTTCTTTAGCTTTCACTTGTTTCTCCTGAAGTACATTAGGATCCATAACTATACGCTCAAACTCAAATTGAGATTTTGCATTAATTATAGCCTCATAATCTTCTTCTGTAGCATTTGGCTTGTTAATAATTTTACCATCGCTCATTAAAATAGTTAGAGAATCATTAACTAATTTAATTCCTCTATATAGAGGTGTTTCACTTTCTTCTTCTTGTACTGATTCTTGGTCAATTAAGCTATCTAACTTCTTCTCGATAACTCTTTCAATTGAATGGTCCACCTTGTTTTTGAACCACTCTAAACTTAAAAATTTATTCATATTTAATTGTATTTATTAATTGTTAATTTACTAAAAATATGGGAGACTGTCTGTCAATCTCCCATCTAATCTCTTGTTATACTTCAGTTTGTTCTATTTTTGTTTGTCCTCCTTCCATTTCTTTAAGTTTATAATGTTCTATATTTAATCTTAGTTTGTGATATTTAAATAAATCAGTAATAGCATCCATTGCACTTGTATTGGTGCCATAATTCGTATGACTACACATATATTCTATAAACGGATTAGCCTCTAGAAAAGATTTAACTTTATTATATAAATAATAAATTCTATGATCTTCTAAATTATTACCAGCATTAGTTATGTCTACCATTTTATTAAGCATGTCATAATTAACTTCTCTAGTATTAAAATTCTTACTTACATAATTTTCTAGTTTAGTAGTTTCTTCACAAAGACTAGTATTTATTTTATTTATAAATTTTCTACCACTACTTCTAAATATTGCAGGAAAATCACCTGTAAACTTTCTGATTTGATGAGATGTGCTAATTCTTCTAAAGAGGATGTGATCACCTTTCATGAATTCATCATAACTTATAAGATTCTTTATGTCTAAAGTGTTCACTAGTTTTAATTCTCTATTAGATAAAGAAATTAGTCTAATGTCCATACGTTGAATAATATTATATAACTTATCCAACTTATCTTGATTATCATATGAATCATAAATGTAAACATAGCTTTCTTTTTTGATGTTTTGTAATTTCATCTTGTTAGCAACAAACTTACAATTTCTATCTCCACTCCATTTCAAAAGATTTTCTGCTTGCTTAAAAGAAATCTCTCCCACAAGCTTCTTACCTACAGCTCTGCTTATTGTACCTTTTTTAGATGCAACAGCTTTTCTATCAGATATCCATTGAGCAGGTACAACTGCATTAGTCATATCTGTTGAATCAGATAATATAAGCTCTTCTATCTTTTGCCAGTCCTTAATTACATCTCTCCATTGACTCTTGTCATAGTTCTCTAGGCGTAATATCTCATAATAAGAATCCATTTGATAAGAGTTCTTATTACCTAGTACAAGGTTTCTATTCTTTTTAAGAATAAAACTTCTGAATGTACGTGAATCATTACCTGTCACAGGAGAGTTTATAATATCCATAGCCTGCTCTCTTATCCAGTTCTTCTTGTGACCCTTCATTATACCATTCATGATAAAATGATTTTCACTTTGAGACCACTTAGGTGATGAATGATAACTATTTTTAAGACTATACATTCTATCGTTTTCTACTTTGTAACTTTTTACATACTCACAAAGTAAATTACTAAATGTACTGGTATTATAAATACTTAAGTCTATAGTATTGACATCCTTAATCTTAGGAGCTTTAAGTTTTACTGTGGTAAATGCTTTTAAAGGTTCATAGTTCATGTTAGTTCCAAACAGTTCTACTATTCTATTATTGTCAGTATAGTATTTTAAAGCAGCTTTTACATCATCAGTTTCTGTAATTGAACTATTGTAACGTTCAGTCATGTAATCAGCAAACTCTACAAGTTTAGCACGAATAACTTTCTTAGATTCTTGGCTATAGATTAAAGACTCTCTATTAGGAGTAGGAAACAATCCATCTTCTAAACCAAATCTTAATCCTACAGGCATGTCAATAGAATCTATTCCTATCTTTTGAAAATCTAAAGGATAATAAACATCATCTAAACATATATGAAGCTTATCATCATTTGCTAATTCAGAAAATTGAAATATCTTATTTCTATGAATGCTAAAGTTATTATCTATATCATCTACGTTGAAATATACATTCTCAAAATAAGCAAGTTGTTCCTTGATCTTATCCTTAAAATCATAGTTATCACTCCACTTTAATGGAATGGTAACTTTTACACCATTGCTCTTGTCTGTAACTGTTTCATCTAGAAGGTCAATAGTATTTGTTTCTTCACCCTCATACATCATATACTTACGCTCTCTTCCATCTTTTCTACATGTAAAATAGAATGAAGAAGTGTATGCTAATGGTGCTTTGAAACCTAAACCAAACATACCAAGCTCAGTATTACTAGAACGCTTGGTAGATTTACCATACTTACTTAAAATGTTTGTAACATCATCATGATCTAAACCAGTACCAAAATCCTCTACAGAAAACTCATAGTTATTACTATCATTTCTTACTAAGGATACTATTATTGGTTTTGTTACTCCAGCTCTTCTGTGGCTGTCTAATGCATTACTTGCACATTCCCTCACTGCAGAGCCTATTGAATCTGAATAAAGATTCTTACTTAACATCTGCATCAATACTTGTGCAGAATCTAAGTCTAGGGACATTCCTATGCTCTCGTTGTTTTGTCCTGCTTGTAGGACTTTCGATTGTTTTTGTTTTTCTAAAATCATTTGTTTATTTATTTATTTATTTATTAATTTCTATTCTTTTTACTAACCACATACTCTTATGGCTAAAGTCAAAGTATACATCCTTTTTTCCTTCACCATTTCCCCATATACTATTGTCTCTTGTACATTTAGCACTTGACCATTCGGTATAATTATGAACTGTTCCATCTGAATATTTATAACTTTTATTAACCATCTTTGGCAATCTATGTATTATCATATAATTCAGGTCTACGCCTCTAACTATCACTTCATCTCCTACTTGAAGATCCTTAAATTTAACTACTTTATTTACAGTGTTCATATTTCTTCTCTTTTAATAATTACCATGTTTTTATAATTTAAATCTACTTTTACTATAGGGTTATCTTCAGAAGGTCTTTCAAACTTATATGTTGTATAAACAGTTGTTTTAGGTTCTCCTTTCCAGTTAGTCCATTTGTTGATATTTTCTGAAACATTAGATCTAACTCTTACAGCTATGTATCTGTTTCTCTTATCACCCCATGCATAAGGTGACTTTTTACTAATTCTTGGCATTTCTGTTATCTTATAATATCTCATTTCAGAGCCTGCGGATGTTACTATTTCATCTCCTATTTTTAGATCTCCTGGATCATTTGTTAAAATTGGTATCATGTTTCTTGTTTTTAGAATGGTTGTTCTGCATCTTTTAACCAATTGATGCTATAACCGTTATTTTCATAAATTAATGTATCTATTTTTGTGAATACTCCCTCTGAGTCCCAATCAGCACCTCTATATGCAGCACTTGCTGGATGACTTACTGAAAAGACGTGAGAGAATATTCCTGTATGCTTTTTATATCTAGCAGCATCTTTACCTAGAAAAACATAAGGTATACCTAGAGGGTTAAGAATCTCTTCAAACAAATATTTTGTGAAGGGTTCCCACAACTCTATGTGACTACCTGCTTTGTTTTTCTCTGTAGTTAGTGCTACATTAAGCATCAGTACACCTTGGTTAGCTAAATAAGCTACATCAGGCGTTGGATCATAACTTAAGTTAATTCCTCTGTGAAATTCTTTTTCAAGAGCTCTATAGAAATTATCTAGAGATGGTTGTAAATATCCTGTAACAGAACATCCCATCAGCAAACCATCTGCTACTGGAAGACCATACTTAAAAGTATGATATGGACACATACCTATAATTACTGCTTTCACCTCATCTAGTTTAGTTTCCTGAAAACATCTATAGACATTAGATGAGAGAGGAGCAATTTGCTTGCCCCTCTTACTCTCTTTTTTCAAGAATGCATACATTTCGTCACATTCTTTACTTTCTATAAATGGTTTCATTTTACTGTGCCACGATGGGTGGAACTTAGATTTAAAACTTTCCCATTTCATATTTACTTAGTTTATACAAAGGGCATTACCCTTTGTTGGTTTACAATCTTCTATTTCTAGGTATTGATTATCAAGTGATTCCACCTTCATTACTATAGGTGAATATAGTACACGATGGTGAGAGTTACCTTCATCATCTGCACTATATATACATTCATAATCAGCTACTTCAGGATTATTCTTAACAATCTGAAGTAATGCGTTTATATGATCTTGAACTTTCATATTAAAACATTTCTATTTGGTTATCAGCTGTTACAAATGATGGTGCATCTATTATAGCAGGTGAAGGGCTTATAACATTACTAAAGAATGTATGCAGCTCTGAGTGTGCAGACATCCACTTAGAAGGATGTGATCCTTTTAATGCAAATGTTGCATGATTATATAAATCCCATAAACTTCCATCAGCACCATAGTTATGAGTTGGATTAATCAACTCTCTTTTAATGATGTTAAGTTGTGTAGATGTTATAAGGTCGTCTTGAATAAACATTCTACCTATTAGCTCTGCTCGAACTTGATCAGTAGCTTCATATTGCTTAAATAAATCTCTATCTCTCTGCAGTGATGAGAATGCTGACGATCCTTTCTTAATATATTCTACAATGTTTGCAGGTGCTACTGTTTGAACATCTCCTACATGCTTACTTTTAAAACTACCATAGTTTCCACTAACCATTCCGTTAGAACAAATCATGATTCTAGTACCAAGAGCAAACTTTAAGCTCACTTTCTTGTTATAGCTATTCTGCCAAGCTACCTGTAGCTGCATTTCACTATCAGCAACATTAGAAATAGTATACTTACCATTAGCAACACCACCATCTTCAGCTACACTATACTCTTGTCTTGCAAGTTCGTATCCTGATTGATGAATGCTTTCTAATGTAAGGTCCATTAGTTCTTGATGACTTACTGGTTTGTAAGTTTTTGTTTGTTCTGGCACTGATGCATTTAACATTATTTGTAACGCTTCTGCACTTCCTGATTTAATTGTACTTTTCATTTTTATTTATTTATTGATTAATTATTCTAGTGATATTGAAAAATCTTCTTCTTTAAAATGTCTTCTTAGAATTCCTTCTAAGTTCTCTATACCAATACATTGAATCTCATCCTCTGTAGTTGTATATAACCATTCTATATTATTCTTGATTTCCTGTTCTAACTTTTTTAATTTTCCTGGAGTCATTTTATAATATTTTTAGTTATTAAATATTCTTCTATTGTTTTAAGTCCGTGACCTTTTGCAAGATCAGCCCAATCGTTTATACCTTCTGGTAAATACTTCTTAGGAACATTGCAATAGTCAAAACCAAACATTTTGGTAATATCTATACTATTGTTCACGCCTGTAGTATCTGAATCAAAAGATAATATCTGCCTCTCTGAGTTATTAGTGATGTATTCAACATTATCATATGAGAAACATCCTAATCCTTCATTCTGTACAGCACATACGTTAGGGAATATCTTTTTCATCACCATGTAGTCTTTCTTACTCTTTGTAATAAAAGCTGTATGACAATCTTTGATATCTTCCATACCATCCATTGCTGTAATGGGAACGTTATTAGGCATCCACTTCCACTTTCTATCAGAGAAAGGTCTGTAAATTTTCCAATTACCATCATATAGATATCCAAACCTGAGCTCATTGTTATTTAGTACAATACGCTTTTTGTTTAGATACACCTCATCAATAGAATACACATTATTAGCTTTTAGATCATCTTTGTCTTGGTAGTAATCATTCCAATAAGAAAGCTCTTCATTTGTAAACTTTCTAGTCTTCACCTGTATAAAAGAATAGTCTTTAGCTTTTATCTCTGGTTTAACATAACTGGTTATGATTTTCTTATACTTACCTACGTCTGAGTTTGTATTAACACCTAGTCCAAAATCTACATCAATCTTCTTTAAGACATCTGTAAAGTTAGAAATGTTATATAACTGCATTACAAATGTGAAACAGTCACCTTTAAACTTGGTATCTCCAAAATCAATAAAATTCAAAGAATCTGCTGAGCCTTTAGTACCTATAAGAAAAGAAGGTGTCCTCTCATCTCTAAAAGGAGAATGTGTAACTACATTTACTTGCCAATCATTATTAGGCATGTAAAACTTAAATAGGTCATAAGAACATATTTTAGAAAGAATAAATGATTTACTTAATTGTTGTCTTTTATTTCCTTTAATCATTCTTTATTAATTAAAAAAGCTCCCAACATTTCTGAAGGGAGCTCTTATTAAACTTATTTATTTATTAATAATCATCTCCATCGTCTGAGATGTGTTTATCAGATGCAACAAGATTGTCTCCAGGATTATAGGATTCAATCTCTTTAAGAATGTAATAGTCTTTACAACCATATTCTCCTGCAACCTGAACTACAAATCTTTCATGTTGCTTCAAGTCTCTAGACTTTTTAGAACTAAGAGATTCAACTACTCTTCTGTCTGTATAATCTACAGCTCTAAAGAACTTCATAGCCCATCCAGATAAGAAACCTTTATTGTAAATACCTTGATATTCTTTAGATTCACCATCACGCTCTCTAACTACCACTGTAGCTAACGAAACAACACTTCCACAGTACTCACCATCAATTTGGCTTTTTAAGTCTCTTACATCGCCTCTCATTAGTTTTTTCCAATCAAGCTGTAATTCTGTATCAGTGTGACGATAGTCTAATTTAGATAACCATTTCTGAACAAAATTATATAAATCCTCTTCACCTACATAAGCTACACGATAATCACGATCTTTTGTAAACCATTCAAATAGACTAGCTTCTTCATCAGCCCAAGAAGTTGTACCAACATTGTTAATGTATTGTTTTTTAGTACCATCTCTGTTCTCACGTTCCTTGTCTTCTAGAAAGAAACTTACTTTATAGTTCTCTTGAGATTTAATTTCTCTAAGCCAAACATCTATACGTAAGTATGTATTCCCATCTTTAGTCTCTCCTAAATATTCTGTAGCTTTACTGTCTGGACTAATCTCCCTACCTAGAACACTACTGTATTCTTCAGCAGTGGGATTAATTGCCACTACATCAGCTTCAAATATTCCTACTTTCTTTTCGTAATTGTTATCATTACTACTCTGTTCTCTTACTTTACCTCCAATTGCACTCATTTGTTTTTAAATTTAAATTATACATATTTATTAATTATTGATAATACTTTACTATTGCATCTTTTACAAGTTGCAGATTGTTTGGAATCTTGATACTTTCAAACATTCCATCAGGGCTTTTTGCTGGTCTCTTTCTATATCTATTAGTTAAGAAACTATAATTAGCACCATCTTTTGTGTCTTCTACATCTGTGTATAAACACACCGTAAGTAAACCTTCTAACAATACTTGATTGTCAATAAGCTTACCTGCAGTTTTAATCTTGTATCCTATTATTTCACCACCATCTTCTATAGTTTCAGGATGTGAGAAATAGAATGAAACAAGATCATCTCTAAGTCTTCTAGCTGTTCTGAACATGTCTACCATATCTTTAGCCATAACACTAAACTTTGTGTAGCCCACTTCTGTAGCTTTTTCAACCATTCTAAATCCCATAAGATAATTACTATCTTCTATCACAACATTTTTAATATGTGGTGCTTTTTCAGATATGGTTTTTAGTAGTCTTGTTACTTCTACAGGATCATCTACTTCCTTGTAGTTTTTGTTTTCTGCATTATACAGTTTTTCACTTCCCTTAAAAGGTAATTCCTTCTTAGCAACGTTTATAATGTACGTTTCTTTAGGGTCTAAATGTTTAATTGCAGTTGATTTACCTGTTCCAGTTTCACCAACTATTCCTATTAGTTTTGAACTCATTTTTATTTGTATTTATTAATAATTTAGTTTGTAAATATACGAATTTAGCCTTGAAATCCAGCGTATTTAACCTTGTTCTTGTCAAAGAACTCAAGGGCTTTGTTGAGCCATTTCTCTTCAACTTTCTCAGTAGAACATATAATATATATGTCTGCTTTTTTATCAGGAGTGTTGTACTCCATAGCCATACATCTATTAATCTTCTGAGCTAGATTTTCTGCATTGCTGTCAAAGTAATTTATAATCACCTTGTTCAATGGTTTGTATGTAATTCCTGTGTTACCAATCTTAACTACTGCCATGTGTTTTCCCTCACCTTCAGCAAACTTTTTAAAAGCATCTTTGTCTTTTGATTTACTGTGATGTGATGGTATTCCAAGTGCATCAGCTATTTTTGTTACACCACAGAACACAAGAACACGTTCATCAGACCAGTTATTTAATAAACGTTTGGTCTCACTCAACTTTGCTATTGAATTCTGTATAAGTCTCATTCTTGCAAGTCTAAGAAACATAGTATTACCTCCAGCATACATCATTTTATTTATGACATAACTATAAGCTTTAAACTGTTTTAATTCAGTCTTCTTACCTTTCTTAAAATCTATTAAGGTTTTATCATCTAAAGGGCACTTGATTACAGTTATATTATAATCTACAATAACACCTTCTTCGATAGCCTTTTCTATAGGATACTCAGCTAACACTTCTAAACCTAAGTCTTGTGATAAATCACGTTTGGTAGACTTAGATAAAGTACCTGTTAATCCTAGTATGTAATCATTCTGAGAGAACAAATCTACACATGCACCTACTTGTGCCTCTGATAGTAAATGTATCTCATCAATAACAACAATGTCAAACTCTGTACCTGAGTGCTTATGTATTGATAAGTGTGTAGTGTAAGTTACATTATCATTTACATAGTTCATTTCTTCAAAGTCTTCTACCCAAGACTCTCTAATTTTTTTATCTGGATAAGCTATTAGAATACTACAATCTTTATCCATCTTTTTTAGGATGTTAATTGTAGTTCTAATCTTTCCAAACCTAGGACATAAGTTTAATATTCCATACTTACCATGGTTCCACCATGTATTAGCAAACTCTGCTTGTCTTTCATCTCTAATTGTCATGTTCTGTTGGTTTAGGTTTATATTTATAAATTAACCTTTCTGGAGGAAACCCAGTTATAGGATTACACTTAAGCATCCAAAATTTATTTTGCATGTCTTTAGTTTTGTGTACATAAATATTTTTTGCTATTTCTTTGTTATTTATGTTCTTGTTGCTCATTCTATTTTTCAATTTTTAATTTTATTAATTTTTTTAATAAATGTTTTCTTTCTTTACCCTTTGGTAATTTGTCTAGTAGCTGTTGTAGCTTTTGTATTAATTTTTTTTTACTCATTTTAAAATAATCTTTGTTGTGATTGATGTTGTTTTAATCTTTTGTTGTAGCTTTTGTATTAGTTTCTTTTTCATAGTTTTTTTGTTGTTGATGTTATACGTTGTTAGGCGTAATGATAGCCAAATTCAATCATTATTTGCATAATTTTCTTTGCAATCCAAATAGGTTCTTCGTAGAATATACTATCTACCACACTTTCGGGCTTGCCTTCAATTATATGTGCTTCAAGTCGGTCTATAACCATATCAGGATATAAACCACTACGCCTAACATTGTATAGAAACAATGATAATTCTTTCTTTCTTCTATCATCGTTTATTTTAAATTCTATCAGTTCTGTCATTTTATTTATTTTTAGTTAATTATCACTGTTCTTATACTTATTCGTTAGGCACAATAAAAATTATTCTTGTATATCCTCCAAAAATTGTTGTTGTTCGTGAGTGTTTAAAAAGGCTTCAAATATTTCTTTTACCATTTCTATATCTGATTTTTTATTAAATCTGCTTATATCAAAAGCTGCAGTTAAGAGTTCTTCTGCAATATTTGAATCGGCTTCATAATTATTTGTTTCTCTATTTAAAAAAGTAAGGTTTTCAACAATTTTAGCGTTATCGCTTTCTACTGTCATTTCACATAAACTAGAGTAAGTTCTTATTTCTATTTTCATAATCGTAAATTTTTAGTTTGTTATACTTAGCGTTGTAAAACATTAAAACGATGCTACAAACAAAGTATATAAAAAAGTGGCTTAGTTTGTCATTGTCTAATAAGTTTTTGTTGTTATTAGAGTAACTCACATTTAATTAATTCAGTCAATTAAACGCCACCATTTCATATACAAATAAGTTAGCATCAAAGCAATAGAGATAGTCTCCATTTACCTTTTTTCATTGCTTACTTCATTGGTTTTTGTCTCTTTATTCATTTTATTTCATTACCTATTTGATTTATAATTTCACTAAACTCAACTTCTTTCTTCCATCTTCTCGCTTGTTGTAAATCAAAAGTATGTCTTGTAAAAATTATTTTGCCTTCTTTTTTATCGTAAATATTTACTATATATAAATGATCTTTTACCATATCTTTATTTATTTTATCCAATTAATAGTTATAGTTTCTTCTTGAGTGTTTTTAATAGTTTTATGCATACATAGTATTCATTATGTAGATAATTTATTTCAATGGCATCTTCTTCAGAAACTTTACATGCGTTCTCTTTCATACTTTTTATCTCACGTAATCTTTTCTCTAGTAATTTTATAGGTTCTGTCATGATAAAAAGAATGTTTTATTTACAACTGATGAATAATCAGAATCTGTTATATGTTTACGTTTTGGTAGTTCTTTGAACATACCTAGTTGACCTAGAAACGCAAGACCAATCCTAATATCATCTTCACCATAACTATTTTTGATAAGGCGTAAACTTCTAAAGAACTTAGCACCATAATCATCTCTTAGTTTGTTTAAATCATATCCAGAAGGGTCTTCTACATTATACCTCATAGGATCAAACAAAGCCATAACTACATCAGCATCATTCTGAGTAGTAGAACTATCAGCAAAGTCCTCCAATTGTGGTTCAACATCTCCATTCTTTATCCTAGAAGGATTAGCAATAGATCTATTGAACTGACTAACTACTACTGGTGAGTATCCATAGAAATCACGAGCATATCTTAACTCATCAGACATTTTATCAATAGCTTGCTTCTTAGTTGGTTGATCCCTAGTAGTCTTTAACAAACCAATATGATCAATAACAACAATAGTTATTTCATTTGGATCATCAGGGATATATATCTTATTGTATTTATCCTGCTGTACGATCTCACCACGTTCTAATGCATAAGCTTTTAATTCTTTAGCTACTCCTACTGGGTTCTCTGGACCATCTATGATAGTTATTATTTCTGATAATTTATTCATATAGTCTTCATAAGAAAGAAACAACTTATGTTCTTCCTCACTCATCTGTTCAGTCCATCCTAATAATTTATTAACTCCTATGGTGACACCATGGTCCATAAATATTCTACGAGATGTCCACTTTGCAAGCTTGTATGTTCTACTACGCTCCATAGATCTGTACCATATCTTTATCTTAATCCCTGATGCTTGTCCTTCAGGAGACATAACCCAATCTACTGGATTAAGTACAAATGCATCATCAATAAAACTAGTCTTACCTGATCCTGTCAAACCTCCCACTAAGTAATACATAGACTTTCTAATACCTACATATCTATTTAGTCTGTCAAATCCCATTGGGATTCCTCCATTCTTTCCTTCAAGGCCCTTCCTTACTTCTTCTTTTAATATTTCAAAACTCATCTATTTTTAATTTTAAATGTCTGTTGATCTTGATTGTTGTTCTGGTTTATCTTTCTCTGATTCCATAAGCTCTATAAAACCTTCAAAGCTTCTTTGATTTAAGTATGGAACTGAGCCTTGCATATAACTCATTATGTTCTTACCTTCTTTAACAGAACGTTCCACTTTAACTTTCACTTCATACTTTAGAGCTTCTATCAACTGTTGAGCTGTATGCTCTCCTTCATTAATGATTGCTTTAAACTTTATTTTACAATCATTCTTAGCTCTACGTAAAGATCTACTACCCTTAAAAGTTTTATGGTTATATGTAAAACTATCTGTTGTTGGATAGTTCTTCCACCATTCTTCAAATTCAGTAACTTCAGGTTTGCGTTTTACCATTTTAGGAGAAGCTTTATCGTTCTCTGAACCTATAAACTTTAATAAATCTTTCCCTTCTATTGTAATCTTCTCATCATCTCTACTTATCAATCCTTTTCTTATTAATCCTTGATAAAGAGCTCCAATTTTCATACTGTCTTCATACAATGGTGCTACATCCTGTCCATCTTCTATTAATTTTAAAAGATAAACAGAGTCTAAGTTATAGCTCTTCTTTATTATTTCTTTGAATACTTTGGGGCTTATGTGGAGTTTCATTTGTTGGCTTTTCTAATGTTATAATTGCAGGTTTTTTGTTCTTTAGTTCTTGTTCATGTTCCCACTCTTGATATTCTACCATCATTCTGTGTTCCTTTTCTGCCCTATATAATTCATCATTAGCATAAGCTGCATGTTCCCAGTCTTCGTTGATTAATTTACTCATCTGTTTTTATTGTTAGTTGGTTAATAAAGTCTACTACTGCTTGGTACGTATTTTCTAATCTGTTTCCTCCATGACACTCTATTATATAATTAAAATGATCGTCTACAATTTTAGTTTCATTAACATGCAGGCGTACATCATAGTAACCATTTTCAGTTTCAGTACTTTCAATCTTCTCTACTACGAGCATCAGCCAATCCCAAGAGGTGTGGAATTTATAAGATATATTACTTGGAGATATTATAGACACGTCTTTAAAAAATTCTTTATGCCACTCAACCCCCATAAATTCTGTTATTAGTCTATTGTCTTTTCTTTCTTTATTTGTCATTTCTCTATGTTTTTATTGTTTATACTTAGTCCAAAATGTCTATAAAACCAATTGAAAGTATCTTTTGCTTTGTTTGTATTAAACTTAAATACTTTCTTTAGTGTCTTTATAGAATATTGTTTAAATTGTTCATATTGCTCTATGGTGAGAGTCCACTGTACCCAATTATCATCTAAGGCATTATCTAAATCCTTTGCTACAAGATTTAGCTGATACCTCATCAGATGTTTTGCTATGTTTTTTCTATTTATTTTAGCTCTTTTTTGCATTTTAAAATAATTTAACTTGATTTGGTATTACAGTGTTTCTTTTACGTTTACCTCCTGTAAGCACTTTAACCAACATTCCTTCCGCTTTATCGATATAATAGTCAAAGTTTACATTATCTGTAGGGCTATCAGCCTCTAAATAATTACAAACTTGACACACCCATTCACCAGCTTCTACTTGACTTCTATTAGGAGCTGTACTTTGAGAGTCATCTTTCTTAACTTTGAATATCTTCTCACCTTCTTTACTTACGTAATATCTAATGAGTTTATCATACTGAGTTTGTTTGTTAGTTTTGGGATTAACACCTTCATAATTAAAATCTTTACTTGTCTTTCTTCTAATACAGAAATCATAAAGATTCTTGTGATTCCTAATAGTCTCACTTACAGGTATTCCATCAATGTAATACTTCTCCAAAGCAATAGGTACTATCCTAGCAGACTTATTCTTGTGTAATTCAAAGTCTGTTAGGAAATCACCTTTCTTCTTAACATACCCATCAGGCATGATAGCTATATAATCATTTACACTTGTGAATATAAGCTTGGTGTAATCAGTTCTTTCCAATATGTATTGGGTAACCTCACACCACGACTCATTAATCTCATGCATCTTAGGAATCAAGTCTTTTCTCACTTTAACTGTAACACCGTCTGTGTTAGCAGAGATCACTTTGATATCGCTTAGTTCATATTGTTCAATAAGCATCATTAAGCTAAGTTCTCCAGTAATTGTGGTGAACATAGTTAACTGCCTATCGTATATCCATGAAAGCATATCAGATGACTTACCATACACAGAATTAACTGCAAGTTTAAGTGCTCCTACGATTCCTTTGATTTTTCTATCTGTCTTAGCTAAAGGTTTAAGTTCTAACCTACGCTCAAACATCCTTTTATAGCCACTTAAGAAGGCTTTTCCTAAATGTGCAGGAAACTTACCATTGTTGATTATAATAGCAGGATAATAACTTGCTACATCCCAGTCGATAATTTCATACTCATCATCAGCTTCAAAGATCTTTGGCTTCTGTTCTGTGTGAAGACCACCTTTACCAAAACCATATACATTATCATAAAAATGTAAGTGTTCTTTAAAGTCGTCTTGTAGACCAAGCGTTGTTCCTTTTAGCTGTTTAAGAAAGTCTTTTAGATGTTTAGTCTCAAACTTTACATAATGTGCTACACACTTCTTAAGCTCAATAGTTTTTCTAAAATATCCTTTCTTAGGAAGATCTTTAATAGTAATTCCTTTTTCTTCACAGTAATATTTCTTAATCATCTCATCACCTATCTTACTATCAGAATAGTTCAGACATGGTATACCAAACTCTTTTTCAATATCATTCCTGAGTTGAATCTGGTTGTTACCTTTGTATAATGGAAGATCTGTATTACCTAGTGTCACCTTGTAGAATTCATAAGTTGCATCTACATCATTGAAGCAGTACAATAAGGATTGGTACACTTCATCTCTTGTTAAATCAGTTTTAGCATAATGGATAGGCATTTCTTCAATGTTCTCCATATCCATCTCAAACTCTAATCTTTTCAGGCTAACACGCCTGTTCTTATTATCGTAATGATGTATTCTAAATAAGTCTAATTGTTTTAATGATAACTCATAATCTCTGTATTCAGGAAATACATCAAAGTTAGCATCATGAATTATATCTTGTGCTTTCTGTGCTATTTTTGCACATATTTCTAATCCAGATAGTTCATGCCATTGCTCATAATTTCTAAGCACCCATTCAACTACTTGAGCATCAAAACGTAGATTGTTATAACCTACCCAATAAACATTTTTGTTTTCTTCAGTGTATTTTACAAATGAATCAAGTTGATTCTTCCACCTACTCACTGTAAAACTTTTAGGAGTTTGTTCAGGTTTCATACACACCACTATGAAACATTCCTGCATAGTTTCTATGTCATAGATAATATTATTGTCCCTCATTTAGTTGTTCTGTTTAAATTAGAAAAGAAATGGCTAATAAGTTTTTACACCTACTAACCATTTTTTTGCTTTTCAAATATACTTAATTAAAATAATATCTTACATGGTCATCGTGTAATATTATTTTAGTTGGTTCCTTTTTTAACTTATTATATACTTTAAGAGCATCACCAGACAACTCTATACCATCTGTCTTCTTAACAAGATTAATAGTTGATGCTTTCTTTACAAAGTTACCTGTAGCAACTTTATCTCTGTTAGCTCTTTCTAGTTTCTTTCTAGCTTTGAAAGCCTTTAAATCTCCTGCAACCTTGTGAATCTTTTGGTATACAGCATTCGGTTCAACACCCCATTCTCTAGAAAGTGTTTCAGCTAACGCTTTTCTACTTGTTCCTAATCTTAAACCTTGTTTCATTTGGTTTACTCTTCTGTTTGTGTACTTTACGTACGTTTTTGCTTGGTTTTGCATTTTAATTGTATTTATTAATTAATAAAAAATAGAACGGTTATCATTCTATTATTCTTCCTCATCATTGATGTAGTCTTCTTCTTCTTCTTCTTCATCAATGAATTTTATTATTACTTTGTTATTATTCTCTTCATCGTAGATAGGTTCAATTAATCTATCATCAAGAGTGTCTTCGTCTATTAATACTTCTAACCATCCATCAAACTCTCTAAGTATGAAGTTCATTTCTGTAACTCCAAACTCTACAAAGCCTTCAGTATCATCATCATGAAATATTACAAACGTACCTATCTCACCAGGTGTCACTATGAGATCATCATTCATGATAAAAGGTCTTACAGGATAACCATTTTCTTCAATGAGTATCTCATCAGTTAATTGATCATGAAAATAATCCTCTGTTATCTTCCACACTTGAACATGTTCTTTATCAGGATGTCCAGGGTTAATATGTGTCATAAATAACATTCCTGGCTCTATCTTTTCAGGACTGTAATGTCTAAATTGTAACTCTGCTTCTATAAACATATTTATTCTCCGAATTTATAATTATATAACTTAATATCTCTTGCCCATAGCTTTTCAACAGCTTCAATCATCTCATTACTAGTATAATATTTAGTGTAATGTTCATGATTTGATTTATTTACATGTTTAACTGGCACATTAGGTATACCTATTCTGTCAAATATAATAGGCATTTCTTCAGCTAAGTTTTCTAACTTACCTACATAGTCTACTAGTGGAACTCCTTTATTATCTGTAAGCCAATCTATTTGATTATGATACCAACCATGTTTTATGATCATATCTTTTAATGCATGACTTTCAGCTTTCCAATTATACACAGGTGTAAATTTATCAGTTTCTAATAAATATTGTTCAAAACTATATTTAGTAAAAAATAAATCTTTTTCCTTACGATGATTATTTAATAACCTTTGTCTTTTATAAAAGTAATATGATACAGCTCTTTCCCATGGATTTCTAACAAAGCTAAATTTAAAATAATCTTTTGTCTTTTCAGATATTTGATCAGCTAAGTGCCAATGTCCCACATGACTTAAATCTTCTTCATCAGAAGATTCTAATAACATTTTAAGTATAGATGTTCCACCAGTCTTTACAATTTTTGTATATATAAACTTATGTTTATGGTTTATCATTATTCTTCAAACTTATAGTTAAACTTTTTTATATCTCTTTCGTATAATTTTGCAACTTCATCTATCATTTTGTTGTTAGTGTAGTACTTAATGTACTCTTGATGATTAGATTTATTTACATGTAACATTTCTGGCGTAGGTATTTTTAGAATTGAACAAACATGCTCTAAGTCATCTTTTAGGTTTTCTACTTTACCAACATAATCTGCAAGGAAATTACCATCTATATCTGTTAACCAATCTATTTGATTTTCAAAATGATTCATCTCTTTAAATATTCTAATTAAGTTAGGACTACGCTTTACCCAGTCATAAGGTTTATTAAATCTTTCATGTTCCATTACAAATTCTTCAAATGTAGCTGTTCTAGCAGGGTTACTAAACTTACCAAGTTTTAAAGTTTTTTCTTTTACATAATGATATCTGGAAACAGTTCTATCCCAAGGGTTTCTTACAAATGAAAACTTAAAGTAATTTTTTGTTTCATTAGTAATATCATCAGTTAAATGAAAGTGACCTCTTTTATGATAGTCTTTTCTATCACTTACAGATTCTAACATTTTTAGAATAGATGTACTAGCTGATTTACCAATTTTTGTATAGATGTATTTGTGTTTATGATTTACCATAGGTGGTCGTAGTTGTTAAAGTCATTAAAGTAGAGTGTTTTAACTATGTCTGATAGTTCTTCATTGTAATACTCAGTGTAGCTCTTGTGAATAGATGAGTTTAGATGTGGTAAATCTTGCCTCTCAATGCCTATCTTATCACAAATGATATTCATATCATCTTGCATAGTGTTAAAGCTTCCTATGTAATCTAAACCAGTTGTACCAAATTCTACTTGTGGTTTAAAGTGTCTAGGTCTAATATCTTTGTTATCTAATATTATAGGAAGTTTCTTTTTAACAAAAGACTCAAAAGTGTCATCTTCTAATTTCCATTTTTTTCTAAAACTAATATCGAATGGGAACTCAGAATCTTCCTTTATATAGAAAAATGCACTAACTAATCTATCATAAGGATTTCTTACTATAGTAAACTTAAAATAATCGTTTAGATTAGAATGTTTATCAGTTTTTTTATCATATATGTATTCTGATAAATAAGGATGACCAAAGTGACGTTCATTGTTATCAAACGTATCATTAAAAAACTTATTTATAGATGTACCTCCTGTCTTTGGTAAATGTAAAAACAAAAACTTATGTTCGTGATTTATCATTGTATATGTAATTTACAGTTATTTCAATTAATAAACTATTGGTTTGTATATAGTGAGCTATCATATGTATTTTATATTAAAGTTTTTAATTTGTAGTTCTGTAAGTTTTAGTGGTAATTTTAAATTAGATCTTCCCGAATGTTGTTCATTGTGTGAACAATTATAAACAGCTGCAGGAAATGGTATATCTAATCCTAGTAGTCCACGATCTTCTACAAAATGTTCATACACAAACTTATGAGAACCTAATATCATTTTCAAATAATAATCATCAACACTTTCTAAAACTTCTTCTTGAGTATCATTTTGTATGATTCCAAAGTTGATAGGATCTGCTATTGTATTAATCTTTACAATGTTACAAGTTCCACAGATACTATTAAATCTATCTCTAAACTTATATGTATTATTTACACCTAACTTAATACCGTCAAACACTCTAATTATGTCAGCATGTAAATTGTTGTTAGCAAACAGTGCTACATCTTTGTGAATGAAATCATCTCCATCAACAAACATTACAAAATGATCATCGTTAGTTATTCTTCTAGCCTCTCTAAGAGCTATTACATGCTTAGTTCCTCTATCTAGTCTTATGTTCTTCATTTGTGAAGACTCAGCTCTAATTTTTAAATTACTATGCATTTGCCAGTCATCATTTATTGTTGGCGCATCCCAATCTAGTTCTATAAACTTAACACCTGGATAGTCTCTTAAAGTTTTATTACTAACAACAATAATGTTGTAATTACTATCAGTTTGGTTATTTATAGAGTCTAATGTATTTTCTAGTAACTTCCAAGTGTTTTCATAAGAATGAGAATTAGTGTAATGTTTTATAGAAATAATAAATGTTACCATTACTCATCTTTTACAAATTGTCCATCAATCATTTTACCTGTACGCTTATTGATTACATTATAAGCTGACTCAAGACATTGCTCAAGGCTTATATCTTGCATGTGAGCCTGAATAATTAATGTTACCATTATATCACCCATTGCATCTATTATCTCTGGTCTATCGTTCTTATTTATAGCTGTACAGAGTTCTGTTGTCTCTTCTAGTGTCTTTAATGCTTGTGCCATTGGTGTAGCTTTATCAAATATTTCCTTTTCTTCAGCCCATTGTTCTACCGCACATTCTAATTCAAAATAATCCATCTATTTTTTTGTTTTAAGTTTTATTAATTTTTTTTTTTTATAATTATAATAATTAAAGTCTAAATCATAGACCTCATTTATCAGCTTAATGTTTTCATCAGATATATCATCAACAGTAAAGTTTAGATTACTTTCTTTCTTAATGTATGTTATGTCTATTCCATACTTTTTCATTAACTCATTGAATATATGTATTTCCTCATAACGAATTATATAGTCTACTACTTTCTCTCCCCTCAAGTTATGAGTGTATAAGCTCTGAGGTAGAAAGTGATGAAAGTTTTTATTATTTGCTTTAGGTACTTGTTTTTTAATATATGCATTTAAATCATTAACGTTCTCTATTTTCTTTGCAAACTTACCTCCCCATTCACACATACATTCTGATATTACTCTAGTATATGGGTTTCTAATAACTGTAAAAACCTTAGTGCCTTTTTTATAAGGAAATTTATAAAACTCTTGTAAGGGTATATGCCAGAATGATGTGTTTTTTAACTGTCTATACTCTTCGTTATACTTTAAACTTTCTAATTTTTTATCGTTTCTACCCCAAAGTATACCTTTTTTTGAAGCCAAGTTTTCAATATATGTACCAGATGTTTTAGTTATGTGTAAGAATTTTAAGTTATTCATTGTCTTATGCATTAACGTTTTATCAATTATTTCTGAATGGTCTGAATCTTGTAAATCTTTTAAAGAATATCCATCTTCTATGTACCATTTATTATTTTTTAATTTATTTATAGAGTTTTCTATACTTATAATTCTATAATGATAACATAATAACACACCACTTTTTATATCTTCTTCTCTTAGACTCTTATGAAGATTAAAATTATTAGGTGAACCATCAATACTATTTACAATCGAAAGTTTACTATTGTTATAAGGTTCTATAGGACGATGATCAATAATAGATTTAAACTTTTTTGTTTTAAATATAGATTTACATTCTATTTTATTATACCTGCACCTAAATTTATTAATATCATTAGGGTGTTTTAAATCATGATTCCACCTGTGTATATTTTCTGACAGCACACTATTAGGGTTATTTAATCTATCATTAGAAGACATCATAACCCAAGGAACTTTAACGCAATCATTATCTTTAAATGTTGTATTTAATTCTTCTAATATAGTTTTATTTATATTTCTTTTAGTCGTAATAAATTCATCAACGTCACAATAAATCATCCATTTAAACTTAGATTTAACTTTTTTATATAACTGGTCAGCATAGTTATTATCAATTATATTTTTGCTGTATATAATAACAACTCTAGAATCATTAATTTCATCATATATTGACTTGTCATTACTATCATCATCAATTATAAATATTTCATTAACTCCTTGTGATAAATAATAATCTACAAATTCTTTTATAAAAAACTCATCTTTACATTTTGTTATTAAACCTAACATTTTCCTAGTTTCTTTTGGCGTTTGCATAAAATGCCATTCTTTCTTTATCATGTGTTTTTTGATTTTACCATGGTAACAAAATTAAGAAACATAATCCAGTTATCACTATAGCCCAGAATATTTTCCAATATGGTGACTGAACCCAATCTTCTTCCCACACTATACAATGGCATAGAAAACTAAGTCCTAACAGGAATAAGGTTTGCAACAACATAAGCTTTGTATCTATCATATCTTTAATTTTTAAGTGCCCATGATGCATCTGCACCTAGACTAGTTAATGTTTTCTTTGCTCTATTCCACCATGAGTTTTGCAACTCTAGGTCTTTATACTCTTCTTCAGTGTATACGTTTATTGTTTTTCCTTCATGTATACAATGTAATCCGTTTCCTAATACTATATGTAATTTACTCATATTTGTTTTGGTTTTAAAAAATAAGGTGTGAGGACTTTCTTTATTCCAAAAAATGGGTGGTTCTCCTCAAGAGTTTGCAACCTCTCTTTACATATCATACCAACAAGTTTTTCCTTATTCATCTTTGTTTTGGTTTAGTTCTATATTGTAATACAATAGATGGGTGGGGTTTGAACCCACAAGACCGACTTATTTTCTTATGCAGCTATCCGTTAACGGAACAGGCTTTAGCCAATTTGCCCACCACCTAAAGTATACAACTTTACTCATTATCGTATAAATAACAATCTCTGCTACAATATCCTTTGTAACTTATATCTTCTACACGACAATGTTTACATTCGTTTTCTTCTTCTGATTCTTCCTCATCACAATGCTCACAACTTTCTACAAAGTCCTGATCATAATAATGATGATGTTCGTGACAATATTCTACGCTCATAATGTAATTATTAAATTATAAATTAATAGAATTATAATTGAAACTGCAAAAGTTAATGCTGCCCATACAATTATCTTATATGACTTAACTCTTTTTTTAACTTTACTTTTTGCTATTTTATAATTTTTCATCTTTTAATATATTGCGAAACCACCACACTCTCTTAGGAATGCAATAAAGTTTCTGATTCGTTTTAAATATGCTCCATGTTTAGGCTTCCAAACATTACCATCATCATCTACAAATGATCCAAACATCACTGTACCAATAGGATAGATTGCATTTAATGTATCAGTTTCTGATATAAGAGTAGTTCCACCATTTAATTTCTCCCATGATCCGTAGTTAACATAGAATGTATCATCGTCTTCTTGAAGATTTTCTTCTTCTTCTATTATATACTCCATTGCATTTGCAAGTAAGTGACAATCTTCTTGAGTCTTGAGCCCATCACCATCATTAAACTGCCAGTTAATTTCTCCAAAGTTTAATCCTGAGTTTTCAATAGCGTGTTGACATAATGATGCTATTGGTCTCCAACCCCACATGTTCACTGTAAAAGAATAACCTGGATTAGTTCTCATAAAACAATCATTCTCATCCCAATAAGCTGATTGTTCTTTAGTTGACAACTCTTCATAGTTGTCAGGAAACTCAGGTTTTTTACCTTTTAATTTTGGATTTAATCCATTTATGTCCATTCCCATAGTTTATATATTTATTTATTTATTTATTAGCACCATCTATAGTAGTATCTATCTCTCCTTCTCTACACTAGTCTGGCATTACCCTGTCTGGATTAATAGATAGATGTGTAGTACTTTTACTACTATAAATTGTCACGAGATAAAAAGGTAAGCCAGATTTCTCCCGATTCCAGTATTAATGGGGTACGGTTAGTCTACTATTTCTTTATCTCTTGCTGTAAACTCCTAAGTGTTTTCTAAGATAGTCTTGGAGTTCTCCTCAATCCGTTATCCAACATATTACAATACAGTTGGTACACTTGATAGATTTAATATGTGGATGCGTCAATTCGTTTCTTTAAAAACTGTTGCCTGCCATAGGACAACTCAGTCACAATTTATATTCTATCTTTATTTAGTGATTATTTTTACTCAGACTATTACTTACGCTTTTACTCTGACTATTCTTCATCACTTGGTCATAGGTTTAACCATTTTAATTCATTTTTAATTGTTAATACTATAAAAAACTCTTTGTCCCAATTTTAGTGGGTGTTATTCGGTGTTGTAAAACATATTATTGCTTATTATTCTTTCTGCAATATTCACATTGTCTTTGGCAAACATCATCTTTACCTCTATGTACCTCGTCCAAGCAATAAAACGATTTAACAACAACGGGTATAGTTAATGCTTGGTTTTCGTGTTCCTTATACCATTCATCGAAATTAGGCTTACTCCTGCCCATTTGCCACTCTATATCGTATTGCTTGTCTTTTCCTGCTTCAAAAGCTTTTCTTAATAATTCTTTCATATTCATTAAATTTATCGTTATTAATTCCGCACTAACCATACCCAAATACGTTGTATGCAATTAAAAAAGACATACAACAATAAATATAAGTAATAGCGCAGGTCGCTTCTGTTTGTTCCAAATGGAGCTTTAATTTTTCCGCTACTACTCATATTCTTTGCAGTTAGCATTAATACTAACCG